CCTAAAGAACCTGAACAGCTAAAACAATCGGGTATGGATGAGATTGTAAATCCGTATGGGTTTGCTGGTGATGGTAAAGAACTACCTGCAGGTGCTACAGCTAAAACACTTGCAGAAAGTTTAGGCCCAATAAAAGATAAGTTACAAGATATTGATGGTGTACGTGAGGGAGTAGGAAAAACACCTACTGCAATTACATTTAGTCCAGCTATGGTTGCTGCTAAAATGATGCAAAAGAAAATACATGATCAATTAGAAGAATCTAGTGCAAGTAAACATCTACGTAGTACAGCATTTGAGATGGCACTATTTGGTACGGGTGTAATGAAAGGTCCATTTGCTGTAGATAAAGAATATCCTAACTGGAATGAAGAAGGCGAATACTCACCTATAATTAAAACTATTCCGCAAGTATCTCATGTATCTGTATGGAACTTTTATCCTGATCCAGACGCAAATAATATTGAAGAAGCTCAGTTTGTAATTGAACGTCATAAAATGTCACGTACACAGTTGCGTAATTTAAAACGGCGTCCTTATTTTAGAAGTTCTGTAATTGATGAAGCAGTACAACTAGGTGAAAATTACAATAAAGAATCTTGGGAAGATGATCTATCTGACTATGCCCCAGAGCATGGTGTGGAACGTTACGAAGTACTAGAGTATTGGGGTATGGTAGATACCGAAATGCTTGTAGAGCAAGGCGTAGACATTCCAGATGAGTTAAGTGAAGTAGATGAACTACAAGCTAATGTATGGATTTGTAATGGTAAACTACTGCGAATGGTACTTAATCCGTTTAAACCTGCTCGTATTCCTTACATGGCTGCTCCGTATGAATTAAACCCATACTCATTCTTTGGTGTGGGTATTGCGGAGAATATGGATGATACCCAAACTTTAATGAATGGTTTTATGAGAATGGCAGTTGACAATGCTGTATTATCTGGTAATCTTTTAATTGAAGTTGATGAAACTAACTTAGTCCCAGGCCAAGATCTATCAGTATATCCTGGGAAGGTATTTAGACGCCAAGGTGGTGCCCCAGGCCAAGCTATCTTTGGTACTAAGTTTCCAAATGTTGCTGCAGAAAATCTGCAGCTATTTGATAAAGCAAGGGTATTAGCAGATGAATCTACTGGATTTCCATCTTTTGCTCATGGTCAAACAGGGGTATCGGGTGTGGGTCGTACTGCTTCTGGTATTTCTATGCTTATGGGTGCCGCACAAGGCGGTATAAAAAACGTAATTAAAAATGTTGATGACTACTTACTTCGCCCATTAGGTGAAGGTTTGTTTAGATTTAATATGCAGTTTGACTTTGATCCTAATATTAAAGGGGATCTTGAAGTTAAAGCACGTGGTACAGAAAGCCTTATGGCTAATGAGGTACGTAGTCAACGTCTTATGCAGTTTATGCAAATATCTTCTAGCCCAGCACTTGCGCCTTTTGCAAAGTTTCAGTACATCATAAGAGAGATTGCAAAGTCTCTTGAGTTAGACCCAGACAAAGTAACTAACAATATGGATGAAGCTGCCATTCAAGCAGAGCTAATGAAAGGCTTTCAACAGCCAGCAGCAGAAGCAAACCCAATGGACCCCACAGGAGCAGGGGGTGGTAATATAGGTACAGGACAAGTACCTACACCTCAAGAACAAGGATTTAGTGGAAATGATCAAGGACAAAGAGCACCTCAAGAAGCTCAAGGGGCTGGTGAACAACCAGCAGCAATGGGACCAGTTCAGTAACTATTTAGATGAAGTAATTGCACAACAGCATCGTGCTATGGAGCAAACAGATAATGATAAAGTTATGTATAGAGCACAAGGTGCCATATACCAACTGCGTAGATTAAAATTACTTAGAGATGAGGTATTAAAATAATGAAAGATCAAATGGAACTTTTTGAAGACGGTGGCCTCAAAGATGAGGGTGGCACAGTAGATGAAGTATCTGGAAACGAAGTTCCAATTGGTGGCACTAAAAAAGGTGTGCGTGATGACGTACCTGCTATGGTAAGTGAGGGTGAGTTTGTTTTTCCTGAAGATGTAACACGTTACATTGGATTAGATAAACTTATGCAAATGCGACAAGAAGCTAAGATGGGTTTAAAACAAATGGAAGCTATGGGTCAAATGGGTAATGGTGATGAAGCCACTATGCCAGATGATATGCCATTTGGTATGGCTGATCTTGTTATTGTAGCTGGTGACACTGGTGAAGAACTAGAAATGCAAGAAGGTGGTTTTGTAACACGTCCTACTACCGCTTCTCGTACACAACCACAATCTACATATACTTCACCACCACAACAATTTACAACAGCACAGCCTACAACAGTACGTAGACTTACACCTGAAATTCAACGTCCACAAAGATCTTCTATTGACTTTAAAAAACTAATGGGTGAAGCTAGTATTTCATACGTAGAGTATCGTAATGCCGCAGGTGCTAATATGATGATACCTCATGTTGGTGGTGTACCTGTATTTCCCATTCCTGAAGGATATACTATATATTCTCCTGAAAATGAAGATTCTGTAGAAAATTCAAATACAGTAGAAGGTAATATTGTAAAAGAAATAAATAAAGTTTCTAGGGGCGAAGGTGGCCCTGACAGAGACATTACTGCAGAAATACAAGCAGAATACGATAATGCACCTGCACCTATTAATTGGGGCAGTTTAGTAACGGAAGATCTTTTAAAAGAATTAAATGGTATTACAGGTACAGGCCGTACTATAGCTAATGGTGCAATGTTATTGTTTGGTCCAGTGGGTGCTTTAGGTTATGCGGCAATGCGTGATCAAGATAAAAGAGCGTATGCAGCAGCAGTAGAAAAATTAAATTCTGGAAACCTCACCGCACAACAAAGAGTTGAATTACAAAGTTATGTAGAAACATTAGGTAAAACAGTAGGACCAGAAAGTAAATCTTTGTTTGGTAGCATTGTTGATGGAATTACTAATGCTTTTAATTTTCCAACGGCTAAAGCAGAAGAAGCAAAAGCAAAAGTACAACAAGAACAAGTTGTTTCTACTCAACCTGCAGAAACTGCACCTGTACCGACTGTAGAAGAACAAATGGCTGTAGCTGTTCCATCTTACGATGAAGTTCCTTCAATAACGCCTACACCCACTGTAGAAGAACAAATGACAGTTGGCGTACCTTCGTATGATGAAGTTCCCTTAATAACGCCTACACCTACTGTAGAAGAACAGATGACAGTTGGTGTTCCATCTTATGATGAAGTTCCTTCAGTAACACCTACAGTAGGGTATGATGAGGTAGGCATAAATGTACCTACTGCAGATCCCCGTCTACTAGAATCTGCAGGTGTTACTTTACCAGAACCTTCTGTAACTACTCCTACACCACAGCCTACAACACCAGTAGGAGCTAGTTCTTTTGGTGAAGCTTTAACTCAACAA